TCGCGAACCGTATAGGGGACCTCTGTTGGGACGCAGAGAGCAATGACATCTACTGCGCCACAGCTTGTAATGGGGTGTCTACGACAACCTGGACCAAAGTAGTAGACTAGGTGGTGGCTTATGAACCTAACCCAACTAAGGGACCTCGTCATCGACATTACTGGCCGGACGGATAAGACCTCCATCGTTAATAGGGGGTTGGTAATGGCCTTTAATGACCTCGCTCGACGGCACAACTTTAGGGTGTTCTTCACCGAGCACACTACCACCCCTGCTGCGGACACTACCCACATAGCCCTGCCCACGAACTTTAGAAAGTTCTACGAAACGAGGGTGGATGGCCATTCGGTGGTCCTAAAGGCGAGGAAGTGGATTTCAGAGAAGTACCCACGAAGGGCGACGGACTCTGCGGGGCAGCCTCTCTACTGTTTTCTCGCCGTAGGGGAGTTACACTTCGCGCCGAGAATCGCGGCGGATAAGCCGGTGGTGATGACTTATGTGACCTGTCCAGACCTCACTGGGGCGATGGCGTGGAACGCTGATGGTGCCTTCGACGATGTGGTTGTGAACTTCACAACGGCCTTCGTGTTTAGAAGTATAAACATGCCGGACGTGGCGAGCTATTGGCAACGGGAGTACCTAGAGGCCCTGAGGCAAGTGGTCCTGGATGACTGTCGCACGAATGAGTACTTGAAGCACGATGGCTTCACCGATGGTTACGAGCCAGATGGAATAGAACCTTACCTCGACCCTTTTAAGAGGAGCTAGAATGGCACATACAGATAAAGATCAATGGAACGAAGCCGTACCTGCGAACTCCGAGGGGTTGTACCTAGGAGCGCAGGAGACTCGTCTTCTTCGTGCGGCAGTTGGATCGCGGTTGGAGAAGGAGCATGTTAAGCCTGCCGAAGAGGGTGCTGGTGGGGAACATCTCCCTGGAAGTGCGAAGGCTTACTTTGGGGACTTTGAGGAGGATGGCGAACCTGATGTACGGCCCGACGAGACTACGGTGCTAGATGAAGACGACGCTGGACGCCTGGCGGTGGACTCGGAGACGAAGGAACTTTTGGTGCACGATGGGACAGAGTGGACTTCTCTATCTATGGGGGCAGTTGACCAGGAAGGCGTTGTGCTAGGAAAGTTTGATGGTGGCGCAGGGGCAAAGGTAACTACTGCTAACACGTTTGAAGATGTGGATAGTGGATTAGGTAGGTTTGCGATCTTATTTATTCAAGTGAAGGTAGTAACGGCCTCCTCTACGATAATACGACTTCGCCCGAAGGGTTTTGGTGGGGCTGCTTTTAACAACCATCAGGGGAAATCTTCAGGACTTGGTGAACTGATTTCCTCTGCCGAATCTGGTAACTACCCCAACTATTTCTATACAATGGTTGCAACGGACAGCAATGGTATTTTCCAGATTGGAGCAAATAGCGCCACAACTATCTTTGAACTAAAACTTGTTGGTGCTGTTATGTAAAGGTGGCGATCTGAAAATGCCCTTTAAGAAAATAGGAAAAGATCGATATAAGAGTCCTAGTGGACGGATTATGACTAAGAAACAAGTCCAAGCTTACTATGCAAAGAAGGGAACTAAACGTGCGGCACGGTAGACTCTACCAACCACAGGATTCCATCTACCCTTTCCAGGGGATGGACACGCTAGACCCATCGACGATGGTTGACTCGAGGTTTAGCCCCCGCTGTGTCAACGTCTATAGTGATAAGGGGATAATCACCAAACGTCCTGGCTTGAGTTCCCTGGGAGGAACCTTTCCCGACAAGCTTCTCGGTCTCTTCACGTACCAACCGGGAGAGGCTATTGTCACCACCATTGCCGTAACTTCGAAGCACCAGTACCGATTGGTCGAAGGAGAGTGGGTCGACTGCTTTCATAAAATCCTGGAGAGTGGGACGAGTGGCTATACATGGGTAGAGGAAGACCATGTAAGCGTGAGTAGGGATGGGGGGTGGCTCAAGATTGAGACCACTGGGGACTTCGCCGGTGGTGACCTTATCTCCGTAATCCTAGACCCCGTGGTGGACTACTCCGGTGCTAATTGTTTGTCCTTGAGGGTGAAAGCAGATGCGGCTATCGCAACGGAGCGGGTTAGTATCACCATTGGTGTAGCTGGTGTGGAGGTAGACCTAGACGCCATTGGGACAGACGAGTCCCACCAGTACCACGACGTGGACCTCTCTGGCCAGGACAATGCTGCCAAGATTACGTTCTCCACCTTAGAGACTGGAGCGATGGCGCTGTACTTCCGCCTCGTTGGGGTAACTTGTGCGTGGAGTGGAGAGGAGGATACCTGGGTCGACAGCGCCGAAGGGATCGACGAGAATGGGGAGTACCTTTTTCTCACTAACAACATTGACTCTGTCCTGTGGTGGGGGTCGATAGAAGGTGGGCCAGAGAGCATGAACGTCTTTACTCCTACGTCCCTCGATGTAGTAACCTGCCGAGCACTTTCCGTCTACTTGGGGGCGTTAGTCCTTGGGAATATCGAATCTGCAGCGGGGCGGTCGAGCAACGTAGTCGCGTACAGCAAGCCGGGGGACTTCTTTGACTTCGAGGACGTCACTGCTGACCTTGTTCTTCTTGACTCCGTAAAGGGAGGGATTGTTCGTCTGATGCCCTTTATGGAGTCCTTGGTGGTCTATGGGATCAAATAATCGCTGGGGAAATTCGCCTCTTATCGGGGCGGGCAATCGTAGACCTGGGGGCTTATCATTGTATAATGATGCAGGATAACATTTACCTCTTCAACGGGACGAAGGAACTAATGCCTGTTGCGGATAAGATTTATAGGAATTATGTGGATTCGCTTGAGGTCGAGCTTGCCTTTGGTGCCTTTGCTTTCAATGACTTCCACACCAAGCGAGCGTTCTTCATCGTGCCAGGGACAGACAAACAGGCTATCTTTGTCCTTGACTACGGTGACTTTACGTTAAAGGGGATGAAGAGCTGGGTCCTCTATGAGTATGAAGATCCCATAACCTGCTTTGGTTTTTATACCGAGGATGAGACGTACACGTGGGAACATAAGTTTGCTCTTAATTATATGTGGGAAGAAGTTGTGGGGAAATGGTCTGACTTTAAGGTGTCTCCAGGCTTCCCCATCGCCATTGTGGGTCTGGCAGATAGGGCAGTTATCATTGATAGAAAAGTCCATTCGGATGAAGGGACAGATATCCTTGGGGAGTGGGAATCTCGAGACTTCACCGTTCCTGACCTTTACCAATCTGTAAAGGGTAGGTGGATAGAGATGGAAGTTGAGATGGAGGGGATTAACGTGGACTTCCTCGTCTCGACAGATAGTGGGGTAAGTTGGACCTCTGTAGGGAGTATTGAGTCGGAAGGGAAGATTATTGTTCGCTTCCCCATTGATGTAGTGGCGAGGATGATGCGGGTCAAGATAAGCTCAGAGAAGTGGTTTCGGCTTTATTTGGTAAGGCTGTGGGTTACACCAGGAGGTAACTAATGGAACCTAGAGGCCATAGTCCGAAAAACCTGGTGCAGATACTTCTAAATGAGCCAACCTTCGACGTCTTTGAGAAGGAGCAGGTTATTGACTACATCCATAGGCTGTGTAAGAGGTTGACTGGAGAGAATCTTCTATCGACCATTGGCTTAGAAGAAAGTCAGCTGAAGGCCCTGATTGAAAGTATTATAGCGGAGATTGACGGTGGAGCCTAGAAGACATAGTCCGAAGGTCCTGTTGCAACTTCTCCTAGCTGAGCCAACTCCGGCTGGGTGGGATAAGGAAAGCTTCGTCGATTATATTCACCGTCTCATTAAGAGACTTAGTGGGGAGAGGATTGTGTCGACCATTGGGTTGGAGAGAAGGCAATTGAGGGAAATTGTAGAGAGGTATTATGAGCCTGTGCTTGCGGCGGTTCCGTGTCAGTCTGCAACAAAAGTTGGCGACAATGTCTATCGACTTCCTTGTTCTGGGTATTTTGATCTTACACAGCATTATTCAGGAAATAACCCAATAGAGACTTATGCAGGAAGAACAGGATTCAAGAATTTCTTCACCAGTGGTGCAAGTATTGGAGCAGTGGCTTACATAGCTCCGTCGCAAGATTCTGGTGCCCCGCACTACTCAGTCACAAGCACATCACATGTTGACTTGCCGGAGAATTTTGCTGTCTCGTTCTGGGCGCGACTTAAAGCAGGGGACTTAACAAGTGAAGGAGGTATCTTTGTTGGGGCTTACAATAAATCTGGTGGGTATGTTGCAGAAGACGTTGGAATAAATATAACTCTTTCACGCGATGCTACGTCTTATGTTAAATCTGCAACTATTACTGTGCGTTCACTTGAAGGGGGTTTTGCTTCATATTCTAATTCAAGTATAGCTGATACCGTTTGGCCGGATGCTGATGAATGGGGCTTTGTTCGGGCAGAGTGTATGAGAAGTGAGAAAAAGCTAAGACTATTCCTAAACAATACAATGGTTTTTGAGTATGATTGGTCTGAGGCAGGGAGTCAATTGTCTTCCGATCAAACAGTGCGGTTTTATGCTGGCGTTGGCCTAATATGTGGCTTAGGAGGCTCACTTAGCAATGCTGCTTACAACGCTACGATCTCCGACTTCAAGATTATTGAATTATCTTAATGAACTTAAATGAAAGGAAACCAACGATGAAACTAATCCGAGTCCGAAATCCAATAGGGGTTGACTACATCAAAAACAGCCTCCTCGAAGACTCCGCTTACGACAACGAGGATCTTGTTGCCTCTATTAAGTATATGATGGAACAAAGCCCAGAGGAGGTATTCCTCCTTCAAGGCTGGGAAGGAAAGGAACTCGCTGGGTTTCTCCTCGCTTATAATGACAATCGTCAGAGGCACGTATTCCTCCATCAGGTCTGGATCGATGCGCGCTTCCCTGGCCTGCCGGATAAGATGTTTTTCCGACTCCTTGTGTGGGCAGACAATCTTGGCAAGTGCGAGATTCGGGCAGAGACCAGCCGCGACGCTCTGGCGCTGGAGAAGAGATGGAACTTTAAAGAAATAGCAAAGATTATATCCTTCGAAATACCAGAGGACTTTGAATCCCTCCTTCTTGAAGGGAGTCATGCCTCACTTATAGGAGATAAGAAAAATGGGATCGAGCTCAAAAACAAAGATGGAGTCAACACTGTCGAAACCCCAACGACAGGTGGGGAAGGCGCTCAGCAAGGACATCCTGAGGGACCTAGCAGCCTACCAGCCGATGGCTCCAGCGAAGGCAGAGGAGGTACTCCCCGGAGTGGAGGACTTCCTCAAGAAGGTCCAAACTCCGATGATGCGGTCGTTTCAGACGTACATGGAGCCGCAGATTAGGAGTGCATTTCGTCACGGGGGACTTTGGTCTAAGGCTAGGGGCGACGCGACAGAGCGGGCCTTAGAGGGGCTTAGTGGGCAGCTTGCCACACTTGGCGCCGAACGGGAGTGGAATACAGCGATGACTAGGGCTAGGATGCTGGAAAGGGCCATGTACGAGGTACCTGGACCACAGAAGGCAGCTCTCGGTTTTCATGGTCAGCAGACGATGACCCCGGTGCAGAGTGGTGGTGGGGGAAGTCCGTGGGCACAGGCTGCGGGGATAGGGTTGGGGATGATGCTTCCTGGAGTAGGTCCAGCTATTGGTGGGATGTTAGGAGGAGCAGCAGGTGGGGCGGTCGGAGGCTTCACTGCCGCGTCTAGGCCGGGGATGATGCCTCTTTCCCAAGCTGCGAATATAGGGTCAAGTTGGGTAGGTACACCTTTTTTTCTAGGAGATTAAAATGACTGACTTCGCAACAGGACTAATGCAGGGCTTTCAGATACACCAAATGAGACAGAGTCTCTCGATGGAGAGGGAACTTCTTCAGCATAGAAGGGATACTCTCGCTGAGCAGCAGAGGCAGTTTCAGATGCAGTTTGGTCAGCAGGCGAAGGAGCTGCAGCTTAGATCGGATATCTTTGAAAAGATTCATCTGCCTGAGGCTGACAGAGCACAGAAGAAGTTCGCTGCGGAGGAGCCTCACCTTGAGGATATGCTTAAATCTAGTATCGCTGCGACACAAGCTGGGGCTATAAGGGATGAAGCCACAGCAAATGCCATAGCGTTGGATACTACTATCAAGGAGGATTTGTATCTTGGCTCAAAGGATGCAGAGCTTCAAGCACATCAGTCTAAGTTAAACGAGCAGACAGTAACATCCCTTAGGAATAGCGTCCTTGCTGTTAGGGACTCCTTTGAGGCGATAGGGACTATGGTAGACTCAAAGGAAAGAGAGGGGACTCTCGATACCCTCGAAAAGGTTGCTGATATGCAAAACATGCCCTTTATCAAGGATGTGGTTAGTAAGATGAGGGAGTTGAAGATACGACCTACGATGGGGAACTTTATGGACATAGCCCTCGCCTCTGCTGCCCCTAAAGATGTAACAGCCTTAGGTGTGGCGTTTAAGGGAACAATAGAGACCAAGCCGGATGGATCAGATAGACTGAGGCAAACTGCCGCCGAGATGATTTACAAAGACCGTACAGGAGTAATAACTATGTTCAAAGATGCTGGTCTTGACATGGAGGACTTTAGCCCTGAACAACAAATAGACCTCTTAGTGGGGTGGATTTCTGGGATTCCCTTTGAGGAGCTTCCTTCCAATGTCCAAAGCTCTTTTGTTAAAGCTGAAGTAGAGAGAATGACAGAGGAACCCACAGAAGAACGAGGTCTTATTGGTAGAGTGTGGGATGCTGCTTGGGATAAGACCCCTACTACAAAAGCGGCGCCGAAGGCTCCCCAAAAGGTAGAGACTGCACCTCAAGCCCAACAAGCTATTCAAGGATATAAGGATAAGGTCTCTCCTCAGGTCTGGTCCGTTGTCGAGCGGGTCATAGAAGAGGCGAAAGGCGATCCTAAGGAACTAAAGGGTATCCTAGAACAGTTGAGGAAAGAGTATGACAAATAGACTTACACTTGAAGAAGCCCTTCAACAGGATAGAAAAGGGTTTGATCAGTGGTACTTGGGATGGGCAAAAAAGACAGGAATTGACCCTAACCCTGATGACCCTCGCCATAAGTATAATTATCGTGCTGCTTATGCTGCAGGGGCCGAGCCTACTATTGATCCACAAGACGGTCTTTACCACTGGCCATCTCAGTTTAAGGAAGAAGATCATCCAAATCGTTTTGTAGATGGGGAAGATACCTTAATGGGACGTAGACTTACTCTCGCCGAGGCGATTGAGGCAGATAAAAAGGAGGAGCCTCGTCGTCTCACGCTTGCGGAAGCTATCCAGCAGGACAAGGGAGAGGAGCCTCGTCGACTTACTCTTGCAGAGGCTATTGAACAAGAAAGAAGCCCTCGTGTTGGGATGCGACCATCAAAGGAGGCCCTCTCTGCTTTGATTCCAAAAGAGGGGACACCTCTCCCCTTTGTTGGGAAACATCCCACGCGGATGGCACTCTCCGACATGCTGAAGGATGGAGAAAAGAAGGTAGAAGAGCTGTGGAAGAAGATGGAAGAGATGGCGCCAAAGGGAAGTCCAATTCCTCCGAGGGCGGATGCTCCTGGGGAGAAGTTCCTTGAAGCGGTGGAAAAGGCAGAGAGGATGGAGCTGACTACGGAAAGGCCTCCGGTGGAGCATAGGCTTGAAGTGGGGACAGGGATAGAGGCAAAGAAGGGAGAGGGGATTAGTGCTCCAGGGAGGAAGGAGTTAGAACGGGCGACATACCAGCCTCCGTCGTGGCACCCTTTTGATGCTGGACCTTTCTTTGCAGCACAGAACTTAAAGACTAGTCGTCACGTTGTGGAGTCCTTTGTCCGAGGGGTTCCCTTTGTAGGAAAGATGTCCGACGCGCTGGCGGAGTATGTTACAGGAGAAGAGTCTTGGTCCGAGGCGATTGACAAACTTCATTATAAGGTCTATCCTCACACGAAGTTAGTGGTGGATGGGGAGTTAGTTCAGTCAGAGACTCTTGAACATGGGAAGGACATCTTTGAGAAGATGGGCTATTGGTCGACTCTTATATACATGGGTATGGCACTTGGTCCAGGTGCTGCAGCAGGGGTGGCGAAACCTTCATTGGCTGCAAAGATGCTCCAGACTTCTACTCTTTTTGGGACAATGACAGGCCTCGACGAGTTTGCTAAGCTTCTCTTGGGGGATGAGGACTACAAAGGAGCTATAGGGGTAAGGGACAGCATGCTGGGGGGTGCTGGTCTTGTGTTAGGACTCCATGCCCTAGGGATCGCGGCGAAGGGGGTAGTGAAGCCTTCTCTTAAGTATGCTTATGAGAATCTTATAAGTGGACCAGAGAAAAGGGCTCTGGCAAAGGCACTTCATACGACTGTGGAGAAGATGGATAAGATGAGTGATGGTGCTCTTAGGGGGTTAGTGTCGAAAGCTGTAGGGAGAGGGGAATTGAAAGATAAAGGGGAAGGATGGATGGCAGAGAAGATTATCCGCGACCGAGCGAAGATAAAGCTTGCGGCGGAGGAGTTCGAGAAGAAAGCGTGGGAGACTGGACCACTCAAAGCCGTTAAGGGATGGGGGCATAAGAAGGTGGGGGAGATGTTGGGGACTAAGGCTGAGTCCCTCCAAGGGATGGAAGGCTGGCAGATTAAGGGGTTGGTGACAAGGAAGGCCAAGCAGGGGACTATAACACATGAGCAGGGGGACCTCATAAGGGCGTGGGTCGATAAGATTAAGCCGACGATTAAGGTGGCTCCAACTCCTGCATCTGTTGTCCCTAAGCCCGTCGTTCCACCTCCAAGAGGAACAACTGCACCTATTACAGTCTTTAGGTCAAAGCATAAAACAGGACTGCAGTCTGACTATGGTGAAGCTATACACTTTACAACGGATAAGAATGCTGCTAAAACTTATGCAAAAGACTATGGACCAAAAACAGGTGAGGTTGTAGAACACACAATACCTGCAGGGACAAAATTATATAATGAGAATATACAGGAAGGTTTTTATGGTGTGTTTGGTATTGGAAAGAAGGGTGTCCAAAAAGCTAAAGAAGCGGGCTATGTTGGGATTATAAAAAGGACGATAACGAAAAAGGATATAAGAGAGGTTATTCTTTTTGACATGCCTAAACAGCCAAAGCCCGATCCCTTCACCCTTGTCCAGAAGAAGCTAGTCGAAGGGAAGGTTCCTATAACCGACATCCAGACCAAGACCCACTTCTACGGACTCGGCCAGCAGCATGTTGCCATGCAAGCCTCTGACGCTCCCTTGACCCCGGCGCAGGATACTTCCTTCAAAATCTGGGCGAAGCAGCTTTATGGTAAAGTCCTTAGTGCTAATGTCGCCAAGCCGAATGAGCTAAAGTTCCTTCGAGGCCTTTCTGATAAAGACACCCTCACCCCGAAGGAAAAGTTAAAAGCCTTCGAGCTCTTTACAAGGGAGTGGAAGAAGCGCGAGCTTGGGGTTGTTGATAAAATAATTAAACGTATCGCAGAGCAAAAGGGAGTTCCTGAGGTGTATAGAAAACTCTTTAGGGAGCAACTCAAAGGAGTCGCTCTTACTGATGCTCAGAAAAAGAAGCTCGCTGCTGGAAAGATCTTTGACCCCTATGGTGGGTCGGCGTCTGAGGATGCTATTATGAACGCGCCAAGTATCCTTTTTGACTCGGTGAAACCAGGGACCCCCATAGGGGAACTTAATGTGACCCAGCTTATGCAGTTGAGAGAATCTCTAAGACTAGTACACGGTTTGGGAAGCTCTGGGGCAAAGGCTATAAGAGCTAAGGAAAGACGTGCGGTAGAAATGCTTGTTAGAGCTTTCCAAGAGAATCCTCCGATGAAGGCTAAGTATGATCCGGAGGGTGTTGAGGTGAGGGGGCTAAAAGCCTTCTTCCGAAGGACAGTTCGATATCCTCTAGATAATATGCTCACGAGGGCATCTGAAATGTTTGGCACCAACTCTAGGGTTACGAAGATACTTCATAAGACTCTTGCTGATGGAAGAGAAGCAGACGCGAGAATGATATGGCACTCTCATCGAGTTAGTGAAAGCCTAGTGAAGAAATACGGTCTTTCTGAGAAAGCTCTAAACAACAAGGCATTCTCCTTCGTGTCGGGGAAAGGACAGAAGATTACTATGTCCTATGGGGAAGCCTTTAGTTTTATCAACACTCTCGGCGACCAAGTTACCTTCAACATGATGTTAGACAAAGGAGGAACCCTACCATTTGAGTTAGGAAAAACAGCTAAGGGGGCTAAGAGTGTAGTTATTCGTGAACTAGGGGCAGGAGATCTTAAAAAGGTTTTTGAGCTTCTTCCTGATAAGGTCACTAAGATGGCGAGCGAGGCTCAGAGAGACATCACCTCCTTTGGAGCAAAGAGTTTGAACGATACTCTCTTTAAGAGAACAGGACAGAGGATATGGATCAACCCAACATACTGGCCTAGGCATGCAGCGAGGGATATTCATACTATGTCGGACTCAGACTTAAGGGCTCTTCTTACACTTACAAACATAGGGGACACAGTAGAGAAGATGGGCATAAAGTCTGGCGCCACTGGAGAGGCAATAAGGCGATCACAAGATATGTTAAAAGCCCTTTCCCGTGTGGTTCTGTCGGATAACATGGGAATCCTTAAGGCAAGAGTTTCGCATGAGCATCCGATCTCCTTAGGAAACGGTCTTACAGTTTACCGTCAGTACTATCGAAACTTAGGTGGGTACGTGGGAAGAGAGGGTCCAGCACATAGGGTACTATCCTTTTTAGAACACCCCTCGACTGGCGCCCTTGCACGGTCGATTCACAAGGATGGACAACGACTTCTTCGGGACTTGAAAACAGATGTCGTAGCATGGCATGGAGAGGTAGTCAGAAAAGGACCTATCGATAAAGTCTTTGGTTGGGCGACGGATAGGCTTCATGCCCTTCCTTTGATAGCTAATCTTAACGTTGTTACAAATCAGCCCCTTAGTGGTCTGGCAAGCATTCTTCTCTATGATAAGAAAGCAGTGGTAAAGGCGGCAGCTTTCTCTCCTAAAGAGAGGAAAATGATCATTGATGGAATAAGAAAGAGATCAGCTCATGTTGACCTTCGATACACTATGAGTTCTGTGGAAAGGCTCTTTCCTGGTTATAGATCGGTTAAAGCGCCACATGAGAGAATCGGCTTAGCTCCCGTGCGGTGGATGGACTTGAAGACAATCGAGAGAACGGCCTTCCTTCCCTCTTACGCCGAAGGACAATTAAAAGGGTTGAAGGGGGAGTCCCTTTGGAAGTATGCTGTCCGAAGGGGCATAGAAGGAATGGATAAGACCGCTCCAACGAGTGACCCTCTTACAACAGCACCTCTTCTTAGAAAAGGAAGGGAGAATCTTCTTATTCGAACAATGTTTATGTTCACCTCTCCTACTGTTAAGCTCCACAATTTCGCACGACAGGCATCTATTGGCCTGAGGGATGGAGCGCTAACGAGAGGGGAATGGGCTGCTAGGGTTGGGGTGGTGAGGGTGGGTGTTCCTCTCCTTCTTTACATGAAGAATTTTTACCTTGACAAGGCGACTACCGCTGGGGCACGGTTTGCTGGAGGGAAAGAAGGGATTTGGTTTGACAAGAACGAGGCAGACTTCCACGATCATATGTTCGGCATCTTTCAAAGAGCTGTGGGAACGCAGCCCGTCCTAGGTTTAAGCTCCCCCTTCTTCCGTTTTGCTTATAGCCTAATGAGGGATAGACCAACCATGAAGACTGGGACATTCATGTATGACAGAGATATCTTTAGGTACTACTCAAATGCAGCTATGGCTCTTTATAAATATGGTGAGTCTTTGTTCGACCAGACAGGGACTCTGAGTGAGGCTGAAGAAAGAAAAGCACATGCACTTTCTGACCTCCTGTCAGATGCCCTTAGCATAGCCCCTTCTCCTTATATTGGACGTCTTGCACGAGAGGCTCTTCCTAATAAGAAACATACTCGACGCTTCTACTACGAGATGTACTACGATGCTGTTGCTCAGCGTGAAGGGCCTAGAGCTTACTTCGCCAGACAGCAGCTTCTCCGCCTTGGAGCTAAGTCCACGGATGTTTATAGAAACCTTAGGAACCAAGCCGAGAGAGATAGAAGAATAAGCCTTGACTGGTGGTCGGATGCCTTTTCTGAGGAGCTTCGTAAAGAGAGAGATAAGAAAAGATAGGGGGATTTTGCCCATATCATTAAACTACTTTAGATGAAAGGACTAAGATGAAGATTAAAATAGTTGGCTTCCCCTTCCTCCATGACCGTCTCCTCGAGGAAGGAAACGAGTTTGTTAAGTCAGGGGAGGACATCTTCCTCAACGAACAAGCCGATGGTGAACTTCCCCGCGTGGTGGTGGAGTCTCTAGGGCTTGAGGTAAGACAGGAAAAAGAGTACTTCTCTGTGGTGAAGTTCTTCCACGAGGGCTTTTCCTCCCAAACGATTGTCGCCATTCCCATGCGTGGCTTTATGCCTGGAGGTCTTGGCCTCGACATGGTCTCCGGTTACGCTTGTCGTTTCGTGGATAAGGCGCCACCTCTCTTCGAGAACGAGTCGCTGGGGGAGATGTTGAGGGAGATGAGATACACGGGCTTCCTGACAGCAGGTTTTGGACGGGATCTTTGTTCCCTCAGGCTAGGTGCTGGCCTCGTTTTCTACAACGTCCTCGAGGGGATTCCTGGACTCCTGACGGACTTCCTCACCAAGAGGGGACGCCTCTTGGAGAGTTGGACCTACTCGGTTCTCCTCTCTCGTTACCCCTTCCCCGCTGAAGGGAAGGCCGAACGTATCGCCTTCGCCGTTGACCCTTCCGCTTCGCGCCACTTACACTTCTTCGGGGCAGAAAGGTCACGTCTATCAGACGACAGAGACAAAGATAGGGGTGGGGACTTCGTGGGCAACTACAATGAACGACGCTGCCAAGAGGGTGCTTCGCACGTTAGGGGAGCTCAAGATTCCTAACAAACAGTATAGGACGGACCTCGTGCAAGCGTGTCCCTGGCAGGACATCAAGGGTCATCGCGCCATTTCGTAGTAGATTTTACTTCCCATTGTGTAAGCCGTCACCTGTCCACTTTGGATGAGGGTACTCATCAAGTCCGTCAACCTCTTGGCGTCGACTCTATTGGAGACCCGTCGAAGGAGGTCAGCCCTCTCGAGGCTCTTATACTGCTTAATGGTGGAGAGGATAGTCTCAAGGAGAAGACCTGTCTCGTTGGCGGTGATGATACTCATCAACATTGGGAGGAATTCCTCGCTGACCTGGAGCATAGACACAGCTTTCTCAATATGTTGGGAACGCACCACCAGTTGGGGGTCTTCGCTGATGGAAAAGAGCATTGCTAGCTTGAGGGTGTGGACACCTCTGCGGGAGGCATAGCCTGAGGTGGCGGCGTCCGCGTAGAGTGGACTCTCGTTGTAGAAGCGGATATATTCTTTCTCATAAGCTGCCCATGCCTGTTGGTCAAGGTGGAAGGGACCTTGACAGGTGAGCAAGCGCTGGAGGTATTGAATGAGCTCAGTCTTAATCTTCTTACACTCGTCTGTATAGAAGGTCCGAGGGACGGGGGGAGTCGGCTGGGGGACGAAGATGAAGTTCAGGCGAGAGGTAAGTCCACCGCCGACGGCTTCGACAGGAATCCCCTGCTTTATGTAATCTATGGTGCTTCCGGCGATCAGACCCATACAGGTATCTTCAAGCCTCTCCACTCCCCTTCCCTTCGTATGGTAAGAAAAATTCTTCTTACAATCGTAGAATTGAATGAGGAGGGAGCCAAGCTCGTCGTAGGTATTCTTATTTAGGAAGGTGTTCATCTCATCTGCTACCACATACCCCTCGCACACTTGGCTGAGGAGTTCCCCTTCAGAGGAGAGGTTCTGTCGTTGGAGGGCTTCAATGAGCGCTTGGGGTGTGGTCTTTTGGGAGATAATGTTAAGGGGCGGCTCGATGGCGTAGAGGAGGTTCTCGCCAATCGAGATCGCCGTACTCTTTCGACACTTCCCAGATCCNAGGACAAAGAGGTTAGGGAAGATGGTGTACGTGCCCATGTCTATCCAGGTCCGGCGACCTAGGACAGCACTTAGGCAAGAGAGGCCCACCCACACAGCAAAGAGTCCAGGAATCTCCGTGTTCTCATTCAGCTTGATATAGTTCCTTAGAAAATCCATTACACCTCCTGTGTGTCGTACCAATTCTTTCCTACCTTTATCTCTACTGGGACGACCATAGGATCGGGTGTTGAAGGGAAGTAGATAGGAATCTCGCAGGCTTCTCTGATGGCCTTCACCACCTCGTCTAAGTGGGGGATGGGGACTTCCATCACCAACTCGTCGTGCACTTGGCAGATGAGCATAAAGGGATATCTTTCTTCGAGTTTAACAAGGGCTTGGTTGATAATATCCGCGATGGTTGATTGGGGAGTGAAGGCAATGGCGCTTCGGAAGGTTGTAGCGTCGAGACGACCCAAGAACACTCGGAGCCGACCAAAGGGGGTTCGAAGCTGACGGAAGCGACAAACGTCTCGCTTGACCCTCTCGTGCCACTGCAAGAGTTCTGGCATCGCAGCGTAGTATTTCGCCATCGCGTTCTTTGCCTCGGTGGGGGTGACCCCTGCGTTTTTAGCAGCAGTGAGGTGGCCCATCTCGTAGTTCGTACCGTGGACGATTGCTTTAGACTTCTGGCGCTGTCCTTTTGTTATCTCCGACTCTGGCCGGCCGTAGACGATGGAAGCATTCCAGGTGTGGACGTCGAAGGTGGGGTCCTTGAAACGTACTACCATCCCACGGATTCCTGCATCCCAGGCAACAGCCCTCGACTCCGCCTGGGCGAGGTCGGCCTTCACCAGGACGAAACCCTCTGGGGCAATGAAGATTCGGCGGAATTCTCCTCGAGGAAGATTCTGCAGATTTCCCCCTTCCCCGAAGATGGTCTTCCGAGAGGACACTCTACCTGTTACGGTGCCCGTAGCGTGGAAGGCTGTGGTGAGGCGCCCTTCCCCACTTAGGGTCGAGTCGAGGTAGGTAGAGATGAGCTTCGCGTTCCCCCGATAGGTGAGGATGGCTTGAAGGACCTCTTTGTGTTTAGGGTACTTAGAGATGAGTTTCTCTATCACTTCCTCATCCGTACTAACCTTCCCCTTAGATAGGTAGGGTTTCATCTTAAGCACCCCAAACAGGTACTCCTTGAGTTGCTTCGGACTGGCTGGGTTAACCCCCTCAGGAAGAATGGCAAGAGCTTTTTCTATCTCCCCTTTGCAGTGGACCCTCATCTCCTCCACCACTTTCTTGTCGACGAGGAGTCCCCTATTAGACATCTTCGCCAGTGTTATCATAACCGGGTGGGCGTGGCGTCGATAGAAGTCCTCCACCTTTAGGTTCTTCATCTCGAGGATAAGCTTCTCCATCACTTCATAGGTGACGATACAGTCCATCCCATTGTAAATCCACTCTTGGTTGTCGTCCTTATGTTGAATCCCTGCGTAGTACCCATGCTCGGTGTAGATAGAGCAAAGGAAGTCAAGACTCTTAGGTAGTTCGCTGTAGCAACAGTGTTGAGCTACCATCGTATCCATCCAGAGGTTCCTCACCTCAAAACCAAACTCCTTTTCGAGAATCGTCGCATCGAATGGGAAGTTCTGGGCGACGGACCTATACTCCTGGGAGCGGAAAATTTCCCACAGCTTTCCTAGGATGACCTTCTCCTCCTCGATAGGCCAATAAGACTCTCTTCCTCCCTTGATGAAGGGAATACACATAGCTTCCTCCCTCGATATGCCAAGTCCGAGACAGCGGACCCGCTCACCCTGGGTCTCAATGTCGAAGGTAAACGTGCGAGGGAGAGACTCAAGGAAGGACATCACCTCGGAGAAGGACGGCCAGATGTGGATGCGGGCTTTAGGGGCTTTTCTCTCAGGGAACTCACTCTGCTCGATTGCCCTCTTAATGTCGAAGTTGAGGATGGTCTTCTGCTCGTACTGGCGAAGGACGAAGGCAGGGTGAATGGAGGGAATGACCTTTCCGACAGGGGAGTCAAGGATAGAACCTCGCCACTTCGTTATGCCATCCCTGCCGGTGAGTGCCCGAAGTGCCTCGTTGCCGAGGGCAAGGATGGCGTTGGGCTTCACCCTTTCTAACTCTTCAAGGAGTTCCTCCCTCGCGAGGACCAACTCCTCTTTTGGCTTCCCCTTATCGTAGAAGGCTGAGAAGTCATTGTTCCTCGGACGGGTCTTTACTACGTTGGTGATGTAGCATAGCTCCCTGTGGTGGCCGTTCCTCGCTAGGAGTTCATCCAAGAGGTGGCCTGACGCTCCGACGAAGGGGAGGCCGAGACGCTCTTCCTGTGCACCAGGTGCCTCCCCAACGATGGCGAGCTTCGCGTCGCTAGGACCGATTGGGGGGATTTTCATTGTCGTCTTCCTTTCTAGACTCTTCTAAAGTTCGTCCCGCGAGGTGATAGAGGAAGCGAAGGTCAATGTCGTTAATCTCCTCTAGCTTTAGAAAAGAGACGACCTTATCCCTCTCGTAGGGGACCATCAAGTCTGAACAAGATTGGAGAAAGTCCTCAAGGAGTACCTTCACCTCTGGTGATACTTTAAGTGGCATTTTTCTTCTCCCTTTTTCTAACTGTCTTTGTATAGATACCACTTTCACTACGAGACATAACAACATCATACTCAGGGATAGTCTGCCCAAGCTCAAGCACATCAAAATATGGGCTACAAGCATCTATAACGAACAGCTGTCTTGAGTAGTCATACTCTACCCGCATTGGGCAAAGACCTTCATAGAAACAAAGAGCTTCTTTTTCCGATTGAAGTATAAGGTCACTAACATAAATACGACCAAGACGGCGTCGAAATTTTCCGATAACCATAATAATGATCCTTTCTAAGCTGTGACTTCAGCCTCAAGTCTACCCTTTGCTGAGGCAGCACCTTCAAAGAGGGTAAGGGCGTTGTAGTAGTTCTCCTCGTTCAACTCAAACCCAATGGCCTCCCTCCCACATTGTTTCGCCGCCAGGACAGTCGTTCCACTTCCGGCGAAGGGGTCGAGGATGGTCTCTCCCAGATTCGTACTCTGTTCGATTAGATACTTCAGGAGGGGAATGGGTTTCTGAAAGACGTGGACTTTCCCTGCGGCGGAGGGAACCTTCTCCTGCAGAATGGACTTACACGCCTTGTGGAGCATCTTCTCCCTCGGCGGCTTGTGGCCAAAGAGGATTAGCTCATAACAACAAGCGTAAGCGTATCCTCGGAAGGGAGTGGTGGTCCGCATTTTGTCCCACACGATTGGGGACACCTCTGGAAGGAAACCTACCTCTCTTAGCATCCCCATAAGGGGTGCATAAAGGTCGATGGAGTGGAAGATATAGAAGTGTCCTGAAGGTTTAAGGACACGGAATAGGTCGGGAATGACATCTCGAAGGACCTGGATGGCGCCTTCTAGGGACATATTGTCGTGCTCCTTCACCAACCCTTTATATCCATCATCGGTGGGGTCGTTGATCTCAGCTACCCCATAAGGGACATCGGTAAGGATGAGGTCAATACTCCCATTGGGGATGTTCTTCACGAGGGTTCGGCAATCCCCTAGCTTTAAGTCGACAGAGACTTCCTTATCCTTGTTGATTCTCTGAAGACGTTCTGCCTCCAGGATTAACTTCGCCTTTTTCATAGCGGTGTTGATAGGCAGCTTTTCAACGGAGGCCTTCAACGTGGGGTTCTCCTTAAGCAATTTCGCGAAGGCTATTTGCTTTGACAAGTGGCTTCTATCGACGCCGAGAAGTTCGGCGGTTTTCTCAGTAGTCCACCCCTCTCCCTTCGAATCTCCTGGCATTTTCTCTCCGTAGATTTTCCTCTTTAGCTCATCAAGCTGACGGTAGAGTTCTATCTCCTCGTAGGAAGTAAGGTCACTTCGTTGGATGTTCTCCTCCAGCTCTATTGCCTTCGTTTGAAGGGGGGAGAGGTCTTCGAGGAGCGTGATCGGGACCTCTGACCAACCGAGGAGAGTGGCGGCCCGGAGGCGCCTCTCCCCTGCGACGAGTTGGAACTTTCCGTCGTCTGTCTTCGTGACTACAAGAGGGTGGAGGAGACCGTGGGACTTGAGGGATTCCATCATCTCCTCTATCTCCTTAAACTCCTTTCGACCTCGACCTTCTTGTACGATTATGTCCTGTATGAGGGCTTTCATTCCTAATCCTTTCATTTTCTTTCGAGGTTAATGGAAAGCCTCTCCCCCTTTGTTCAGAGGGAGAGGCACAATTCCTAAGCGAGAAGGTAGGAGTCGATGTTGGCGACTTCCCTTTCTTCACCAGACTCGTTGTCTGTATAGGTACGTGACCCAACACGAGCCTTCACCAGTCGTCCCATCAGTTCCTCAGTATTGATGCCGGAGGAGGTGGGGGTGACGCCACAAGCCTTAAGGAAGCGCTTGGTGTTGATGAGACCAATCTCGTTTCCGAGGTAGAAGTAGTCTTTCAACTTCCGACCCTTATACTCCCCATCGGCGATTGCAAACTGCACGATGAGGTTGTTCCCCTTCCCTGAGGAAGTAGGCTCAATGGTGGGCGCCTCAGGGGTTTCGAGGTTGTAATCCCCTTTGGGGATTGGCTTAATCTCATCCGGTACATCTTCAAAGTTAAAGTCAAGTAATGGCATCTTTGTTTCCTTTCAAATGTAGGTTGTTAAGTTCATCTTTTGTTAAGGCCTTAGGTTTTATTTACCTCATCCACACCCCCTTTCTTTTCCCCTTCCTCTAACGGGTAGCCCATCAGAGAAAGGAGTTTGGGAAAGCCCTCATCCGCAAAGTAGGGTGAGGGGAAGTTTGACCTAGTTCGGACAAGACAGTCGGCCTGTCCTGTCCCTTCTATAATATACTCTACCTTCCCTTGTGCAGCCTTTCTGACTCGCATGTGGAGAATCTCGTCAAACTGGCTGTGGAGAAGCGGAGGGAGCTGCTTGCCTGCGATAGCAGGGCAGTATTGGGTGTCGTCGTCCTTACCGAGGTGTTGGTGGGCGATGACAACAACGGCGACAGGGAGTGCTTTGAGGTTGATGAGAATTTCCTTCAGCAGGATATCCCTCGCTCCCCAATGTTGAAGCTGTGGGTTTTTCCCAAGCATGGCGTTGTTCGCTAGGATGCTACGCATCGAGTACTCAGACAACGTGGTAAGGCTGTCGATCCCCACTACCTTGTAAGCGTACTTCCCATCGTAGCACTGGGTGAAGATAGTGTCAAGGTAAGACCTCGCCTTGTTAAAGGCAATGGCACGTTTGGGGTTTTCCTCGTAGCACTCAAGGACCCCAGCAAGACACAACTTTCTTTCTTCTTTCCACTTGTCGTCCATAGTCGCAAGGGTACGGGTTCCCTCGTCCAGGTCAATAAGCTGGAGATGTTTCCCTGCTGTCCCAACGAAGCCCGTTTTTCCCGCACCTGGAGGACCATAAAGCAAAATCTTAGGGGGTTTCATCATTACAATCCTTTCGTTCTTTGCTCGTCAGCAATGGCTATCAGAGCGAGGCCTAAATTTCTCATTTCTACAACGTTTACCATATACGCCTTATACTGTGCGATGGGAATCGCGTGTACAAGGCTGGAGTCTGCGAGGATTTTCAGGTGGTGGGAGACCAACGGAAGGGAGATGCCGAGGGTCTCAGCCAGCGCTGATGGTGCACACCGTGGGGAGTCAATGACCGCTTGGAGGATTTCCCTCCTTTGGTCGTGCCCCAAAGCGTCGAGTTGTTTTCCTATCCTTGCTAGCATGGTTACTCACCCCCCTCGCAACCCTCTATAATGAAGGGCTTTGACTCAACCCGTTCGTACATCTCCATCCCGTCGGTCCAGTCCCGAAGCTTGCAAAGGGACTCGTAAGGGCAAGAGTATCCTGCCATTCCGAAGGAGGCGTAGGAGTTACAGCCGGCGAAGTTCTGTGGCCATTCCTCTCTATCCTCGCAGTCCTTCATCAAGTGAAAGGTGTACTGGATCCACTGCAAAAATGGCTCGTAGTAGTGGTGGAGGAAGGAGATAGGGACAATGAAGGGAGAGTCGTTGGTGACCATAGTGGGGATGACTTCGAGGAAAATGGTGTCGACCTTCTCGCCAGTCATCGTCTCAAGGGCCAGTGCATAGGCGACGAATTGGGGTGATCTCGTAAAGGCTTGGAAGTAGGTCGTCCCAGTACGACTGGCGGTCTTAAACTCCACACCAACAAACTCCCCTGTGTCCCTATGCCTCCCACAGCAGTCAATTCGACCTACGAGGGGAATGGGGAGGCCGACGTCGATGGCGAAGGGGAGCTCGTAGGCTGAGCGAGGGTCATCGACGCGGACTCCACTCTTCGGAGGAAGCTGTGGGAGGTAGATGGACTTATCAGAGGAGTGTGTCTCGAAGAAGTTTTTAATGATAGCGATAGCCTTCGCACGGTGGCGAACCTTATCCCCTTCCCTTCCCATCCAGACCTTGTCAAAGGCGTCGAGAGCTTTGTCGAGCTCCCCTGTGAAGGCAAAGGGCAGGGCGCAGTGAAGGGCTTCGCCGAAGACCATTGGGATGCTCTCAATTACGTCGGTAAGCCCAACGCCACATTGGTAGAAAAACTTCCGTGGGCACCTCGCCATTACGCACAGTGAGGAAGGGGAGAGGTGCTGTCTTGACTTGTAGTGTTCTAGGCCGTTCATGGTTACGTTCCTTTCTTTCGTTAAATAATCTCACCACTATAAGTGGAGAGAGGGAGGTCATTCTCCAGTCGATGGACCACCCAGTCGACCATACTTTGGTGCATCTCGTTTGCTTCCAGCTCAACGTTGTCGTGTAGCTCTGTAATTTGCCACCTGTTGTCGTGTGTACTTAATTGTCTAAACACGTCGGCATCATTAAACACATCCCCTTTAGAGGGAAACACGAAGGTCTCGAAGTATCTGTCTGCACCAATCTCTTCTGGACTGTTCAGGTCTCCCATAAGACCAACAGTGCTGACAATAACTTTCCTCTTCCCTTTTTCTATGAGGGTATTAAGTCTGAACTTACACTTACTAGCGCAGATAAAGTGTCCAGGCCATCCTCTTTGTGTAATCTTAATCGTCTCCATTTCATTGTCCTCTCTTGAGCATCTGCTCAAATTCAAGCACTTCTTTAATCTTCCCCAGAGCGGAACGAAGGTGGTGCGTCGCCATCGGGCACAGCTTTTCGACGTCAGAGAGGGGCATATCTTCCCAAAAGCGAAGGTAGAGGACTCTCCTCTCCAGACGAGAGAGGCCTGCGAGGGTTAGGTCAATCCCTTCCCTCTCTTCCTTGTCCACTGGGAGCGTTTTAGTCTCTATAAAGATGGAAATCTCTTTAAGAACCTCAGCTTCTCGGTAATCTCGCCGTATCTGGTCGATACACCTGTTCTTCACCATATAGTTCCTAACCTCTGTTTTCTTCTCAAGGCACTCTAAGAGAAGGTTGGCGACAATATCCTCTGCCTTACTTCCCCGATAGTGGTGCCTCGCCAGTTTGACTAAGGAATCAATCCTTTTTTGTGTAATCGTCTCCATGCTCGTCTCCATTTAGCATCGCCTTCAGGAGTGCCTCTGGCATAAGCGAGAGGGCTTCGTCCATGAAGGACTTCTTTTTCTTGGTCGTCTTTTTCTTAGTCGTCGCCTTCCGTTGGTAAGGTGGAGGGGCGACTTCTCTCAGGTGCCTGAGGTGAAGCCAGTCCTCGTTAGTCCTTTCTGGGAAGGTCTTTCCTGTCCGTAGGAGGAACATCGTCGTCTCCTTTCCTGTCTCCCGAAGGTACTCCCCCTACCCAATGAAGGGAAAAGGGGGAGTCCTCGGAGGGGAGACGACCTAGTTCTCGTCGTTGCCGTCATCGGACGAGCCATCCTCGTCAGGACCTGCTGCCGCAAGACGGGACTCAATCTCGTTCATCTTCTTCTGGATGAGGGCTTCAATCGCAGCGGAGTCACCAGCGATGGGACCAATTTCCTGAGGCGTCAGTTCACCCAGGGCGAGCCGCATCAGGCGCTTCTTCGACGGCTTGGTGGTTGCGTCAGAGCGGATACGATTCATCTCATTCGTCTTTGTCTGGGCGTTGATTAGCTCAAGACAAGCCTCGTCCCCAAAGGTATCCCGCGCCTCTTGGATGGTGTCAAAGACGGGGTACTCGGCTGTGCCAACCAGCTTCTGTTGACTTTTCACTTCACTTCTTTCGGTTTTCATTTCTTTTTCCTTTCTTGGAAAAGAGGTTAAGTAAGAGGGGAGCTACGTTGCTCTCCCTATTGCATCGTCGATAAAGGCGATAACTTCAGATAGGAATAGAACGGTTGGGTAACAATCGTGGAGAGACTCGATGAAGAAAGTGACGCGTGGCTCAACGTCGACGCAGAAGACCTTCACCACAAGTGTCCCACTTTGGCGGTGGATACGATAAACTACTCCTTCGGGGGTTACTGTCTTTTGTGCTATGTCTACTAAGTTCATTCTCTCGTTCCTATAAAAAGGTGAGCCGCTTTCGTCAGGTGGAGGGTGTCCTTCGGCAGAAGGAGGGAGGACCTGACTAAGCGGCTCATAAAGGGTGCTCAGTACTGCCGAAGGCCACTGGTTCTATCGGTTTATCGCTTTGCTTGTTTAGTTAAATTTATTTTTTACCATTGCTATGATAGGGGCAATTTCCCCTTATCATCTAATTGTAAGACCACGAAGCCCATCTCTTTTGTCCTTTCTATGTCGATCTCATACTGAAGGTAGAGGGAGAATCGAGGGCGTTCCCCTATCCAGGGCTTTGGCTGCCAGAGGTGGCAAACGTTAATGTTTCCAACTGGGATGGAGAGGAGACGGCAGCGACACTCACCACTGTCGCCATCTCTCCTCTCACCCCAGTAAAGACAGGAGCCACAATTTTTAGGGAGCTTCCGGTCCACCTTCTAACTCCTGTACCCTGGCCTCGAGTGAGGCGACCTCGTCGCGAAGGTCATCAATCGTTACTTCAGCCTCGCGAAGCTGGGACTCCGTGTCGGAGAGTTCCATTTCAACCTCTTCGATTTTGTCCTCAAGGTCAGAAAACTCCCCTTCCTTGTCACAGAAGGGACATCCGTGGTAGTCAGAAACTACGATACAGTCGCTGTGCTCTTTACAAGTGGTGAGCATGGTACACCTTTCCTTTCTTTTTCTTTACCTTTGTAAAATCTTGTGTCCCCACAACGGGGACATCTTTTTAGCCTCACGTCTAAAGTGAAGTGGAAGGTTTGGTAGCGGTTGGCGCAGTACCAGGGGAGGAAGTTCATCATTCGTCCCACCCCACTGGGTTGGACTCACAACTGCCCCCACACTCAGGGTAGTTAGGACAAGAACGGCGCCCTTTAAGCACGATTTCCATTGCGTCAGAGGATGCTTTCTCGTACCCGTGTTCTTTTATGTAACGGCCACCGTCCCTATGGATAACAGCTAACACATTTCGATAGGCTTTAATTTCTTTGTCTCTTGCCTCGATAATCGCAATCGCTTCGTTTAGTGTTTTAACTTCATGTAGGGTCATTATTCACCGTCCTTTAAAAGCTTCACGATATTGTCGTGCGCTGCCCGCAGTCTTTTTACAGGTTCGCTGGATTGGTTGATTCGCCACAAATTTCCGATCCTGAAAAATAAACAGGCCTCGTGGTTTTTCCAAATAATCCTTGCTCTCTCGGTCATTATTCTATCCTTTCAAACAATGCGTCGTCGTAGTATAGTCCTTCTTCTACCGCATCTATCATCCTGTTAATACGTGTTTTCAGCCGCTCAATTTCGGCTTGTAGTTGTCTCATCTTTGTCTGCATACCATCGGGATCAAAATCTAACGCGTACCTCAATTCTTCTTTCAGTCGCTCAATCTCTTGCTTGGCGGCGGCAAGCTGGCGTCGCAAATCAACAATAACTTTTTCTTGGGCTGTAAGTATAGATTCAAAGTTATCGTTTTCCATCGTTCTATCCTTTCTTCGTGTTAAAGTTTAGATGCGGCGGGCAGTTGGCCTGCGCCCTCCAATGCCGGAAAGTGTGCTTACACGCAGAGGCATCCGACATACCGGCTGGGGTCATTACCCCCACCGCCGCACCTTGTTAATCTTTCGGATTAGTCACTATGGTTATATCTGGGCCATTGACATTCATCTTCAAATCGTCCACACGAGGAGCATAATCACCCATTCTTTTGTCAAGGTACTCTTGGAACGCCACCATTGCCTCAGACATACATAGCTTGATTTCATTATTGCCTAACATTTTTTCATTCTCCTGTTAAAGTTTAGGTGCGGCGGGCAGGATTCAACTGTTTTGCTCCTGCGGGCATCGGTTGTTTATAGTGGGTACGGAGTCCACTGGCATGCCACCGCCGCACATTTGTTACGCTTATAGACTCAATGCCGCTGCGCGTCCTGCGGCAATCCCTGCACTCACCGCATCCTTCAGCATCTTGCGGACAAGCTCACGGCTTTCGACCCTGACCTGCTGATTCTGGCGGAGAAGGTCGTTAATCTTGTCGCCCATCAGTACCAAAGTTTCACGCGGCATACTGCCAATGTCAGCGACATTCAGGTTATTAAACATAACCTCAGCCATCCGCTCCAATGAATCAAAGCGGTTGATAATCTCTGCGTCGAGTACGTCTCTTAATTCTTTCGGGAGTTGGTCTTTGATCGACATCTTAATTCTCCTATTTCAATCTATCTGCATGCCATTGCCAATTAAGCGATAAGTGGTGTGCTCTGGGGTTTAGCGGCACAACAACATCACCATCAACGTGTCTGTGGTCGGAAAGTCTCTCTACGGTTTGCTGTAGGGTATTGACCGTTGTACAAAGTAACTGGATCGTGTCACGACATCTTTCTACACGCTGTTCGACCGACAACTCTTCCCACGTCGCTTCACGGTATTCCTGTTCGCATTTTATCTTTGTTGTATCCATCTTAATTCTCCTTACTCAAAATTTGCATCGTATCGACGGCAATATCTAAACCGTCCCGGCACGCCGCATCGTCCCCGTCGTGGCAATGCTTCTGCAACGCTTCCAGAATCATTGTCTGGGTGCGGATAAGCTGACGGTGCTCAGCGGTGTAGAGCGGATCGTTGCAGCCTATACACGCGGCTATACACGCTATACACAAGGCCATACACATAACTTTTCTCATAGCTTCACCTCCGTCTTAGCGACCAGCCGACCATACACCGCGATAATGCCGCTGACAATGCCGACAACCTGCATAATCAACTCTGTGATGGTCTCCTGTTCAGATTCCAGATCCGTTCCGACGCCGAACATCATCAGCGTCCCGATGACAACCGTGACCAACGCAGCCCAGATTGTCTTGCTCAAATACCATTGTTTCGTTTGATTCATACTACACCTCTGCTTTCTTTGTTAAACATTATCCGGATCACCGTGTGCGATACGCCCGCACAGGTCGGCATCATTTAATAGCGACGTTACGCATTCCATAAACTCATTGTTAAATTGAACAAATACGCTCATATCTGTTCCACCTACTTCTGAATTGAAATATGTGTATAACCATCCACCGGGAACACGCATTGCTTCTACGTTGCCGGAAATAACCATCACTTCGTGCAATTTCATCTTGTATATATCCTTGTCTGCCATTTTCATTATCCTTTCATAAGCTCGGGGTTCTGGTGAATGTTGCCGATTTTGCAACTCTCAATGCCAGCCCAATCAATCGTCTCGTAGCATAACGTACGACATTTGCTCTTGACAGATTCAAACCAAAAACACCCGTTGTCTTTGACAATAACCTTTAATGTCCCATCAATACAAAACAGGTCGCCTTCCCACCAATTCAGCCATTCGCCGTTCTTGTCTTTGAGGCCGGTAAGCTGGCCAACGGTTTCAGGGATGACTTCAATAAACAATTCTTTTAGCGAGTGCCGTCCATTTCTGTCATATTCCTCGAGCTCTGTTTCGTCAACAGAGCTGTTATAAATATACGTTCTTATTACACCGTCGCATCGCCTCAAAACAAGCGAACCTTCTTCCCACCCCGTTCCGTCTTTTCGTAAGCCTCTAAACTCTGTCGGTCTCATCTTGCCTCACTTTCTGCCCAAAATCGGGCTTTGAGTTGCGTGTAATCAGGGAGACGGTAGCCGATAATACATGTGTCGCCGTTTCTGGTTTCTTTAATTTCTTCTCGCTTATACTCCGTAAATTCAGCCAGTGAATACCAGACC